CGACATCACGGAACTGTTCGATCTGATGCAGGAAGCCGGTGGCTCGGAGCCTGGCTTCATTAATATGGTGGAAGGTAAGCGTCGCGCCCCGTGGATTTCGGGCGTGAATCCCTGCGCCGAAATCCTGCTGCCCAACAAGGGCTTCTGTAATCTGGTTGAAATCAACCTGAGCCACTACAATGGGGTGGCTGTGAATCGCCTGTGGCGCACGGCTGAACTGCTGGCCCGTGCTAATTACCGCCAGACCTGTGTGAATCTGGTGGACGGTGTGCTTCAGCGTGCGTGGCATGAGAACAACGAGTTCCTCCGGCTGTGCGGCGTGGGCATTACGGGCGTTGCTGAGTGGGAGTTTGCTGACGATCCGAAGGCTTGGCAGACGCTGAAGCTGGTTGCGAAGACGGCGGCGTACAAGATGGCCGACGAGTTGGGGCTGCCCCGGCCGAAGGCTGTCACGACGGTCAAGCCGTCGGGCACCCTGAGCAAGATTATGGACACGACTGAGGGTGTGCATAAGCCGCTGGGCAAGTTCATTTTCAACAATGTGCGGTTCAGCAAGCACGATCCGTATGTTGAGAAGCTGATTGCGGCGAACTATCGGGTGTTTCAGGACCCGTCCAGCCCGGATGCGGTGTTGGTGACCTTCCCCGTGGCCTATGAGAACGTCAAGTTCGACGAGGTTGATGGGAAGTTCGTCAATCTGGAGCCGGCAACGGTGCAGTTGGACCGCTATAAGCTGCTGATGGACCACTATGTTGACCATAATTGCTCGGTCACCATCAGCTACAGCCCTGAAGAGGCGGGTGCGGCGGCGGAATGGCTGCATAAGAACTGGGATCACTACGTTGGTGTGAGCTTCCTGTACCGGACTGACCCGACTAAGACTGCCAAGGACCTCGGCTACCTGTATTTGCCGCAGGAAGTGGTGGATGAGGCGACGTTCCGGGCCTATGCAGGCACCTTGAAGCCGCTGGAAGGCGGTCAGCAGGGGGTGGAAGTGGGCGATAAGGACGAGCAGGAGTTCGAAATTGACACCGGGAGCGAGTGTGCGACCGGCGCCTGCCCCATCCGCTAAGGTGGAGAGCCCGTGTAATGGAAAGTGTAGTGTTAATCGGGCTGTTGAGCCTGCTTGCTGTGCCTCCTGCCATCGTACTCTTGAGGAGTTGGCGGGTTGGCGCGGATTTACTGATGAGGAACGGCGGGCCGTCATGGCGCTGCTGCCTCTGAGGGCCTTCAAGTCTTGACTTCTGGAAGCCGGTAGGGTAGTATTCCTATCGGCTTCTACCTTTTGAGGGCAGGATCATGCAGTTTAGCGTGGAATATAAGGGCGGGGTGTTCTTCTTCTCGGTGAGTGCGCCGGAGACGGACCCGAATTACCTTGAAGAGTTCGAGATCGAGGACCCGGAGCAGGCCAAGGACATGGTCGAGGACCTGATCGAGGAGATTCAGGAGGCTGAAGAGGTCGACGACGACGTTGACGATCTGTTTGGCGGGATGGAGCAGCAGTAATGCCTCCGGCCGCGTCCAATAAGGAAGTTATGGACGCTATCGAAGAATTTGCTGAGATGGCTGCCCTCGATAAGAAGGTGGCACAGGCTATTTCTAAGGTGATGGCGCGGTCTCCCAGTGCGGTTATGATTGTGTGGGAGGAGAACGGAGACGTCAGGGCGACGACTATACCGTTCTCGGTGTGTCTGGCCAAGGGGATGTCGGATGCTGTTTATGAGTTGCTCTGGGGTGACGGCTCTGGCCCGGCGGATGAGGAAGGCGAAGAGGTCGATGACCACTAAGCTGGTCTTCCACTGGAATACTTTGCCCGCGTATGTTATACTTTTCCGCTGATCTAGGATAGGTTGAAATGGCTTCCCAGATTCTTCGGCCGGGCAGCGGCTGGAAAGACTAACTTAGATGCCCGTGAAGATAAATAGCTCCGGTGGCGGCTCCGTCACGCTGGATGTGCCCGTCACCGCCAGCACTTTTACCGCGACAATCCCTGCCGTGACCGGAACTCTCGTCACGGACGCTGGTGGCTCTACAGTCCAGTTTGGTGCTGGTTCTGCTTCTGCCCCGTCTATCACGACGACCGGCGATACCAACACTGGCATCTACTTCCCCGGCGCGGATCGCATAGGCTTTGCTGAAGGTGGCGCGCAGGTTGGTGAGTTCGACGCCAGCGGCAACCTTCAGTTCAATTCCGGCTACGGCTCTGTCGCCACGGCTTACGGCTGCCGAGCTTGGGTGAACTTTAACGGCACCGGCACGGTGGCTATCCGGGGTAGCGGCAACGTCAGCAGCATTACAGATAATGGTGTGGGCGACTACACCGTCAATCTAAGCACAGCAATGCCCGACACAAATTACGCAGCTATCGGAAGCTACCAGTACGACAATGGCACTCCCCCGAACGTCCTGTTCTTTGACCAATCAATGATGGTTTATCCGCACCTAACTAACCAAGTTTTGGTCTACAACGGCTACGTTAACTCTGGGGGATCGGGGCGGACTGATGTTGTTGAGTGCTGTATTGCTGTATTCCGCTGATAGGAGCCAAGCATGACCGATCAGCGCATTATCTACCCCACCGACGAAGGCGGCGTTGCCGTCATCATCCCGGCCCCCGAGTGGCTGGCCCAGGAAGGCAACACGCTGGAGACCCTTGCCGCTAAGGACGTGCCTGCTGGCAAGCCCTGGAAGATCGTCAGCGTCGAGGACATCCCAACCGACCGGACTTTCCGTGCCGCCTGGGAGTACGCCGAATGATCACGATCAACGTGAACAAGGCCAAGGCCATCGCGCACGACATGCGCCGGACTGCCCGTGCTGCTGAGTTCGCGCCGCATGACGAGGCCATCGCCAAGCGCCTGCCCGGCACGGTCGAGGCTGAAGCCGAAGCGGCTCGCGCTGCTATCCGCGCCAAGTACGCTGCCATGCAGAACCAGATCGACGCGGCGGTAACACCTGACGAGATCAAGACCGCTCTGGGAGCGCCCGGCTAATGCCCGTAATCATCAACGGCTCCACCGGCATCTCGGGCACGGACGGCTCTGCCGCAACGCCTGCCGTGCAGGGCACCGACGCGAACACCGGGATGTTTTTCCCTGCGGCTGACACCATCGCCTTTGCTGAGGGTGGCACTGAGGCGATGCGCTTGGACGCCAGCGGCAACGTGGGGATTGGCACGACGACACCGGGCGCAAGGCTGGATGTCTCTGGCGCGTCCAACACTGCCGTTGCTCGCATCATCTCAACCGATAGCACCCGCTGCGATCTTCGTTTCCAGACCTCCGGCAGCAACAGCGGACTGTATTTTGGCAACAGCACCACGTTCGACCTTGGTCGCCTGTTTTACGACAACGCGGGCAACAACATGGTGTTCGTGACAAACAGCGCCGAACGCGCTCGCATCACCTCTGGTGGCACGCTTTGCCTCAACGCAGCGAACCCCACGATTAACAGCAAAACTCCACTTTTGCTTGCATATCAAACGGCGTCTCAGCCCCCTATTTCTTGTTATGTTAATACTACTTCCGCAGCCAATCAGATTACGTTCCACAATCCAAATGGCGAAGTTGGTCAAATTAACAGCGGCGGTACAGGCGTAAGCTACAACACCGGCTCCGATTATCGTCTCAAGCACGATGTGTCCCCCCTGATCGGCGGGCTTGCCACCATCGCTGCGCTCAAGCCCTCCACCTACAAGTGGAATGCCGACGATAGCCACGGCGAAGGCTTCATCGCGCATGAGCTTGCGGAACACATCCCACTCGCGGTGACCGGCGAGAAAGACGCGGTGAACGCTGACGGCTCCATCAAGCCGCAGGGCGTGGACTACTCCAAGATCGTCGTTCACCTCGTCGCCGCTGTGCAGGAACTCACCACGAAACTGGAAGCCGCCGAGGCCCGCATCGCAACGCTGGAGGCCCGCTGATGTCGACCGTAGCTACGACCAACCTCAAGAACGCCGCCTCCGCGAGCAACAACATCGTCCTCGACGCCTCGGGCAACGCAGCCTTTGCAGGCAACGTGACGGCCAGCGGCAACGTGACCTCGACCGGCATGGTGGTGCCGAGCAGCAGCTTCCTGCGGAACCGCATCATCAATGGGGCGATGTCCGTATCTCAACGGAACGGAACGTCTTCGGTGAACGTCAGTTCTGACAGCTACTCGCTCGACCGTTGGCTCAATCGTGTCTCGGGTGGTGGCGTTATTGCCAACCAGCAGTCAACAGCAGTTATTCCGACCGGGTTTGCCTACTCGGCAGCCCTGACTGTGCAGACCGCTGATGCCTCAATTGCTGCTGGCGATGTGTATGATTTTGAGCAGCGCATTGAAGGCTTCAACACCTCCGACTTGGGTTGGGGCACAGCATCGGCTCAGACTGTCACGCTGTCCTTCTGGGTACGCTCGTCTATTACCGGCACTTACGGTGTTGGTATTCAGGCTGCCTCGTACACCCGATCCTACGTCACGACATACACCGTAAATGTCTCAAACACCTGGGAGTTTAAGACGCTCACCGTTCCGGGCGACACCAGTGGCACGCAGAATGTGAGCAATGGCCTTGGCGTTGGCGTCTGCTTTGATCTGGGCTCCGGTTCAAATTGCAACGCAACAGCCGGTGTCTGGGGTCCAGGTGGCGGTCTATGGAGGACTTCGGGCTGCGTCAACTGGATCGCCAACGCTGGCGCGACCTTCTACCTGACCGGCGTCCAGCTTGAGGTCGGCACCGTCGCAACGCCGTTTGAACGCAGGCAGTACGGGCAGGAACTGTCGCTGTGTCAGAGGTATTATGCCCAGCAGAGTGCTTCGTTATTAAATAGAGCCTACAATTATGGAGCCTCAACATTTGATGTGTGGCATTTTGTATCTCTGCCTGTAACAATGCGAGCTATACCTACAGTATCGGCTGTTATTGATATTAATGATGGTTCTAACACCACTCCCAACTTTATTCAAGCTACGACCACCTCATTTTGTCTAGCAAGTTACGGGCGCTCTGCAGGTCAGTTTGTAGATTTAAACTCTTGGATTGCAAGTATAGAGTTGTAAGAAGATGTATGAAGATTGTCAATACCTAAAGAACCCCAAAGACATCGTTGTAGGCGTCCGCTGTGACATCAACGGCGTGACCAGCTTCGTGCCGCTCGATCCGGCGAACGCCGACTACGCCAACATCATGCGCCTTGTCGATGAGGGCAAGCTGGTGATCGAGCCGGCGACCTAAAGGGAATCCAGATGGCCGACCCGAAAAAGATTTCCGAACTTACGACCGCTGGCCCCCTTACCGGCGTCGAGCTTCTGCCTATTGTGCAGAACAGCGGCACCCTGCAAACCAATCTGGCTACGGTCGCCATCTTCGCCACCAGTGCCGTCACCAATGACGTGGCCGCTGTTTCGCTGCGCCTCGACAATGTATCAGCCGCTGTCTCCGCAAATGCTGCCCAGATCGCTATCGTTTCGGCCCTCACTTCTGTCAATGCGGCTGCCATCACGTCCGTCAATGCGGTTGTCTCGGCGCTTGAAGTGCGCGTTAGTGCGGTGTCGGCGGCTGCCGTTTCGTTGGGCACGGCCCTCACCTCTACCAACAACGTCGTTTCTGTTCTAGCTGATCGTGTTGCTGCTGTTTCAGCATCCGTCTCTGCCCTTCAAATTCAAATTAATGCAGTTTCGGCGGCCCTCACTTCCACCAACAACGTTGTCTCCGCACTCGAAATCCGTGTCAGCGCGGCCTCCGCAACGGGCGCTGCTAATGCTGCCGCCATCACATCCATCAACAATGTCGTCTCCGCTCTAGAAATCCGCGTTAGCGCGGTTTCGGCTGCCGTCACGTCTGTCAACAATGTGGTGTCGGTCCTTGATGTACGGCTGACTGCCGTCTCGGCTTCCGTCTCCGTCCTCAACGTGCAGATGCTGGCAGTCCAAGCCTCCATCTCCGCTATCAATTCGGCCCTCGCAGCCATTGACGCCTCGGCTCTGGCTGCCCTCGAACCGCGCGTCTCGGCCCTCGAAATCCGTGTGGCTGCTGTTTCGGCTTCTGTTAGCGTTCTCCAAATTCAAGTTAACAACGTCTCAGCAGCCCTGACTTCCACGAATAACGTTGTCTCTGCGCTTGAAATCCGAGTTAGCGCCGCTTCCGCTACGGGTGCAGCAAATTCCGCCGCCATCACGTCTATCAACAATGTCGTCTCGGCTTTGGAAATCCGCGTCAGTGCTGCGTCTGCGACAGGCGTTGCCAACAGCGCGGCCATCACTTCCATCAACAATGTTGTTTCCGCTCTAGAAATTCGCGTCAGTGCCGCCTCGGCTACCGGTGTTACCAACTCTGCTGCCATCACCTCTATTAATAATGTTGTCTCGGCACTGGAAATTCGGGTCAGCACCGTCTCCGCTGCCGTCTCCGTCAATACTGTAGCCATCAACGCAGTTTCAGCAGCAACCTCTCTCCGCGTCCTCCGCGCAGGCGACCGCATGACGGGGCAGCTTGCTGTCGCTGTCTCGGCTGACCAGATCGGCGTCAGTGTTGTCGGCGGCCTCGTCGTCACCAGCGTCGTCAACTTCACAGGCGACAGCGCCCTTCTTCTCCATTCAGGCACCACCGCTACCCGGCCCACCTCCGTAACACCCGGTCTCATCCGCTTCAACAGCGGCTCCAATACCTTCGAGGGCTACACTTCGGCGACGTGGGGTGCAATCGGTGGTGGCGGCGGTGCAACAGGTGGCGGCACCAACCAAGCCTTCTACCTGAACGACACGGTCGTCTCGGTGTCCTATTCCATTCCGTCCGGTAAGAACGCGGGCACATTCGGCCCCATCACGATTGCTAGCGGTGTGACCGTCGAGGTGCCTTCGGGGTCGACGTGGACCGTCGTATAGTGAGGGGGTGAGAATCCTCTTGCACACGACGCTCACCTCATGTAGGATGTGCTTCTGATCAAGGAGCCCTGCATGTCAGATAAGATCAATCGCGTCCAGCTTATCAACGATGCGAAGCTTCAGCTTTCGCCGTGGACCACCGAAGATGGCCGCCTCTTCCTCGACTACACCGAAGCTGGTGTGCGGCGCACGTTGACCATCACGCCCGGTGGCCACTGCGACTTCCGTGGTTGGTTCACTTCCTTCTGCGTCGATCAGGTCAACATCGTGCCCGGCGGTGACCTTCTCAATTCCGCACAGACCTACTTCGCCCACTGGGTCCGCGCACAGGGCCGCAAGGTCAAGGACTTCATCCGCATTGGCGGCAAGGTCGGCGAACTCTACATCGACATCGGCAACGACGCCAACGACGCGTGGTGCATTTCGACTTCCGGCATCACCAAGTTGCCTGGCGGCCCGACCCACATCCGCATGCTGCGCGGCGCTGGCATGCTGCCCCTCGTCGACCCCGACCTCTCCGCGCCCGCTTCCGAGTTCCCCGAACTCCTCAAGGACTTCATCGCGGCCGACGAAGACAGCCTCATGCTCCTGACCGCATGGCTGCTCGGCTGCCTCCGGCCGGAAGGTCCCTACCCCGTCCTCACTATCTCTGGCGAACAGGGCTCTGGCAAGTCCACCGTCCTTCGCCTGCTGCGGCGCATCATTGACCCGCACGCCCTTGACATGCGGACGCCGCCCGAAGACCAGCGCGACTTGCAGGCCATGGTGCGCAACTCGTTCGTCCTCGCCTTCGACAACGTCTCCTTCATTTCCAACAAGATGTCCGACGCGCTCTGCGTCATCAGCACTGGCACCGGGGCGCAGGGTGGTCGTGCCCTTTACACCAACGCCGAGGAGTCCGCAGTCCGCGTCTGCCGGCCCGTCGCCATGAACGGCATTCCCGATGTCGTGGAACGCGGCGACCTTGTTGACCGCTCCATCCACGTTCACCTGCCCCGCATCGACCCCCGCAAGCGGCGCGACGACTACGAGTTTTGGGAAGCCTTCAATGCCTGCCATGCCCGCCTGCTGGGCTCCCTTATGAATGCAGCGTTGATTGCTACGCAGAATTATGGTAATGTACACTTGGCTGAAAAGCCGCGCATGTCTGCATTTGCGGTCTGGGCGGTGGCAGCCGAGAAGGCTTTTGGCTGGCAGGAAGGGCGCCTTATGGAAGTCTATAAGCGCAACCGTTCTGCGGCAGAGAGCCAGATGCTGGAGTTCCATGGGATGGCCTCGGCTATCCTGCGGATGATGGACAAGCAGAAGGAGTTTTCGGGGACGTATTCGGACCTGATCGGCCAGCTTGAGATGAACATCGGCCCCCGCGAGAAGCTGCCGCAGACTTCGCACAGCTTCGCCGCTGAACTGAAGCGTATCCGTCCTGCCCTCGAACGGCAGGGTATCCGCTTCTTCAGTGCGGGCCGGGCGACCAGCCTTTCGCAGAAGGGTCGTTCGCGCATCTCGATTGTCCGCGAAGACGACGAAACCGGAGTAGCATGAGCGACGAACCTTTCGATCTTGCCGACGAAGTAGTGGAGGCGGCCTCTCCTGAAGAGGGGGAGGCGCCTTCGCCCAAACGTAAGCGCAAGAACCCGCCGTCGCAGAAGGAGCGCCAAAAAGCCTATCGGCGCGATCTGCGGCGCATGAACATCCACAAGCCTGCCCGCGCCGTCACCAAAGAGAACGTCGACGCGATCCGCAACCTGCGCGACCACCTGCGCGAAACGTGGCAGGCCAAGTGGGACAAGATCACAGCCATCAAGAAGCTGACGCCCAAGCAGGTCGAGTTCGCCCGCCAGTTCGCCCTGAACGGCCGTTCCAACAAGTGTGGTGCCATGCGGCAGGCGGGCTACAACAGCAACAACCCCGTCGTCCTGCTGGAGATGGCCAACCGCATGCTGGTCATCCCGGAGTTCCACGACCTTATCAGTGCATTCGAGATTGAGGAGAAGGCTCGCATGAAAATCAATATCGAGGATGTCGTCAAGTGGTTTAACGACATTGCCACCCAAGCTATGGCCTCCGGCGACTTTACCAACGCCAACCGCGCCATGGAAAACCTCGCCAAGTACCTTGGCATGTTCGTTGAGAAGAAGGAAATCGTTCACCGGACCATCCACTCCAAGGAGGAACTGGATACCCGGATCAGCGAACTGACTGCTATCCTGCGTGAAGCCGAGCCGGAAATTGAACGCAAACTCCGAATCAACTAAAACTTACTGGTCAGCCATCCCTTGTAAAAATGGTCATACAGGGGAACGCTACAAAGGCAGCAGCGGCTGTGTTGTCTGCGCACGCTTGCGCGCAAAAACGTGGGCACAGAACAACCGCGAAGCTGTCGCGCGAAATTCCAAAGCGTATGCGGACAAAAATCGTCAAGAGGTTAACTCCCGTATCAAAGAGTGGAAGAAGCGTAATCAAGCAAAAGTTCGTTCGCAGACAGCTTCAAGACGCGCGCGCTGTAAAGCTGCTCAACCGTCATGGGTTAAATCTGAGGAGCTTCTTGCTATTTATCAGCAAGCACAGCGTGTTTCAGATATGATAGGTATTGTTTATCATGTGGATCATATCATACCGCTTCAGCATCCCCATGTCTGCGGTTTGCACGTTCCTTGGAATTTGCAAATAATTCCTGATTGGCAAAATCTGCAAAAGCAAAATAAGTATTAAAATGACAGTTCTTCCAAGCGACGACAATAAACTTATTGAGGCCAAAGCAGAGTTAGCTGATTTGCTGCACAAGAAAGCTGTTCTTGAAGCGCAAGATCATTTTTATGTTTTCGTAAAACTTTTGGCCCATTTGATGTTGGACGGCAATACATACCGCGACGGCCGCCATATTGAATCAATTGCTGCTACACTAGAAGATGTAGACGATGGGTCCGTCGAGCGCCTGATGCTCATGCTGCCGCCGGGCTCCATGAAGTCCGTCCTCCTTATGCTGTTCGTCGCATGGTGCATGGGTCGCCACCCCACATGGCGCTTCATGTGGATTTCGCACACCACCGACAAGGCGGTCGAATGTTCTGGCCGTATCCGCGACCTCGTCCGCTCCTCCGAATACCAAGAGATCTTCGACGGCGTTCGCATCCGTGACGACATGTCGGGCGTCACCAGTTGGAAGCTAATCACGGGCGGCTCCTTCATGCCTGCCGGCGCGGGCAAGTCCATCGCCGGTTACCGCTTCAATCTGGGCATCCTCGACGACCCCCTCTCCGAGCAGACCGCCAAGTCCGACACCGAGCGCGAGCGTGTCAACAACTGGTATGGCCCCGGCTTCCGCTCCCGTAAACTGCCCGACTCCCGCATCATCCTCGTCAACACCCGGTGGCATGTGCGCGACCTTTCAGGCTTCCTGCTTGACAAGGCTGCCCGCAACCCGCGCGTCGACCAGTGGGAAGTCATATCCATTCCGGCCATCCTCGACAAGCCCGCAGCCGAATACCTCATGCTGCCTGAGAGCGAATCCTACTGGCCCGAATACATCACGATGGACGACCTCATCGCTACGCGCGAGGGTTTGTCGCGGGCCGACTGGGGTGCCCTGTACATGCAGACCCCGACCGGCGAGGACGGCAACGTCTTCAACAAGGACGACTTCCAAGACTGGGACGAAGACGATCCGCCCGAGTGCGACGAGATCATCCAAACCCTCGATACCGCCTTCTCCACCAAGGCCAAGGCTGACTTCTCGGTCATTCAGACGTGGGGCATCTTCCACCTAACCTTCACCGACGAGAAGGGCTTTGAGTATCAGGAGCCCAACGCCATCCTCCTGAACCAAGTCCGGGGCCGGTGGACCTACCCCCAGCTTCGGGCCGTGGCCAAAGAACAATATACGACGTTCAAGCCGGATCGCATAATCGTGGAAAATAAAGCCTCGGGTCAGTCCCTAATTCAGGACCTTAAGCTCAATAAGCTGCCTGTGTTGCCTTTTCAGCCCGACCGTGATAAAGTGGCTAGGGCTCATGCGGTGACAGGCATTATTTCC